TGTATATATCACGAGTACCCATCCACGCCATGGAGAAAACTAATAACTGTTTACTTAATGAAAATTTTAAATACTCTTCAGTTGATTTGCTAAATTGTATTGATATAAATTTAGAACCAACGTTAAGTAATATCATAATTATACCTGCAAAAAACTTACTATTATTCAAATATAATACGTGGGCGTGTATAAATTGAGCCGCACTTATAAAAATATTAGAACTTTTTACGAAATAAGTATTTGTATGTATTGTACCTTTATTAATGTTTTTTTTAGTCATATATTTACATAATATAAAAAATTATACAATTTATATTATTTTGGATGAAAACGGAGTTAACATCCGAAGTTTTCCGTAGACGTTAGTCGAAGGAGTTTAAGCGCAGCAAAAGCCCGTGTTTTTCGCTACGATTACACACGGTGTGGAGCGACCCGTTCCGCTCCGTCACATCCCCTAAACACCAGAATTTATTGCTGAAAATCCATTTTTGTCAGGCCAATTAGAAACAGGTTCGTTGTGTATTTTAAATTTTGGGTAAGGAAGTGTATTTGACATTTTAGAACGAACTATTTGTTCTGCAGATACCTTATCAACTTGCATATTTCTCCTGATATTTTGCGAAATATCTGGATTAACTACATCTTTTATTTTGTATTTTATTGGTTCTATTTTTTCTTTCGATGCTTTTCCGTTTGCTGTAGTAATATCATTTTTATCTATATCTGGTACTGATGGTGTATACATATTAACGCTATTTATGGGTTTTCCATTACCATCTGGAATATCCTCTTGTATTTTTGGTCTTGATAAGGGAGTGTATAGTGGTATTACATTAAATCCTTCGTATGTGTTTTTTTGTAAATACATATACGTAGATATAATCATAATAGTTGCTATTAATCCAATCAATGTATTATAACTTGTTAATAATATAATTAAAAAAATAATTATAATTTTTCCTAAAATACCATTAAAAATATGGCTGATAACACAAGCAGGATATTTTAAGATAATTATATTAGTTATGATAACGATTACAAATAAAATATATAGTAAATTATAATTACTAGAAGTATATATTCCTTTCATAATATTTGGCATTTTGACCTATATAAATATTAATTATTATTATTTTTTAGATTTGTTGTTATTTTCTTATTTACTACGAACGAAATAATATATTAAGAAATAAAGATTAATTTCGGTGTATTTTTTCAAATTATTATCTTATTTTTTATTAGGAATGTCTTTAGCAATGTATGCTGCTCCATTTGATACAGATATAAATCAAATAAATAATAAAGATAAAGATAAAGATAATGATACTTCAATAGGAAGAAAAAGAAATATGAATAATAGAACCCAGAGACGGGTTCCTAAAGAAAATGTTTATTCTGATAAAGTAAATTCTGTTTTGCAATCTATTCATAATTTACCTGATCAATCTGAAGGATTGTCTGATTTTAATCCGATACCTCCTCCATCTTCAGCAGGTGTAGAACAAACAAGAATTAGAGATAATAACGAATCTTCTTCTTCTTCTTCTTCTTTAGATAATGGTTCCATGATGTCTCACGACCCAACTATGCAACAATATCAACATCAACATTCCAATGAACAACAACAACAACAACCGACAGAAGATAATTCAAAAAATCCGGAAAGATAATATAAACGAATTATGCCGAATTATGATACCATGTATAAAAAATCACCACATAATTTACCATATTATAGCAACAATTATTCATCTTCTTCTCCCTCCTCTTCTTCTTCTTCTTCTTCTCTCTCTTCAAATGATATATTAACTCAAAAATTAAACTATATGATCAATCTTTTAGAAGAAAGACAAGATGAACGAACGAATAATGTAACCGAAGAAGTTGTATTATATTCTTTTTTAGGCATATTTATTATTTTTATTGTAGATTCTTTTGCACGTGTAGGCAAATATGTTAGATAATAGTTTTGATTTATTATTTTTATTTAGAAATAAATCAGAACACTTCTGTTCACTTCGCTCACATCCGTGTTCCAGTCGCTCACATCCGCTGACGCTACGGCTCGCTCCAAACTCCTTCGGAATACTTCGGCTCGCTCCAAAAAACTTCGGCTTTTTGCCGCGCTTAAGCCTTAGTTTTCTTCCAAAAAATATTAATTGATAATAAAAACCCTTTCATGATTGAAAGTAGGATATGCGAAGTTATAAAAAAAATATGCTGTCGGATTTATAATACATGGAACTGTTTTTAATTTTAAATTATTAATGATTGGTTTATTATCTGAGATATTTTCTATTATTGCGTATTTATATTTTTTATTTTCTTCACATATTTTCCACAACGCCAATTTATAACTATGAATAAATAATTCGGTATTATTGTTACGAAACCCGTTAATAGACGCAAAACAACACAGAGCCTCTCCATTTTTTGTGATAAATGTACACGTTTTTCTAAAAAAATAAGCGCTTTTAACATTTTGGTTCTGAATAACCATATACACGCACACGTTTTTGGTTTTCAATAATTCCAAAATATTGGACATCTCCGGCACTATACAAATATCGAATCGGGTTTTATTTTCTTTCATAAAATCTACTAAATGATGAATGTTTGTGGGACCACATTCAATCAATGTCGCTTCATTTGCGGGCAATTCTTGTGGTTCTATCCACCCCGACATATTGAATCCAATTGTGTCATATACGGTAAGTGGAACTATCCCAGTTAATTCTCCTTCTCTCTTGAAGAGAGAAACCTGAACCTGTTTTAAAGCTCTCCGTTGATGATAGTGATGTGTTTGGATCACTTGTTGCGCAATCCCCCTTTTTCTATATGTATTATTTACACATAAATGATCCACATAATTACAATCAAAAAATGCGTGTTTACCTCTGTTATTAATTGTGACATGTAGTGGTCTAGTTGTCATTACACCCACCAATTTTTTATTCGGTATATCGATAGTGCCTTTTTTTAAGTCCATCAGTAATTCGTCTTCATAATAGAAACTGAAAAAACTTGCCATATTATGTCCTACAAAATACGGGATGATATTTTCCTTTTTTGGTTCATATTTATTTTCATTGTTTTGCAGATAATGAGATTGAATGATATGTTGAAATTGTGTTAATTTTAAATCGCTTAACTTGTCATATGGAATAAATTCAATGTTTTTGAAATTACAGAATTGATTTTTTTCTGGCAAATCATATTGGATGATACCCGGTGGAAATAAATAGTAATGAAAATCGTATATATGGTACACTGGTTGCATTGACCAGAATCGGTGTTTTACTTTGATATACCCGCAAATAAGCAATATAATGATAATAATGGTAATAATAAAATATAATATATATTCTTGCATAATAATATTTTCTAAAAAAAAAATATTATTGAAGCGAACTCCTTCAACTCCTTCGACTACGTCTACGGAGTTCCTTCGGAACACTTCTGTTCACTTCGCTCACCTCCGCTGACGCTACGGCTCGCTCCAACTACGTCTACGGAGTCCCATCAGAAAACTCCTATTCCGGTTTTATAAATGTGAACAGTGAATTATATTCATATCCCGACTTAATCAAATCTATTTTAGATTGTTGTATAAACCCAGCTTCCTGTGCCATACTCAAAATATCATCCTCCGACTCCATAAACATTTCGTGTTCCTGTTTTCGGAAAATCTTTCCCGTGGTTTTATTAGAAAACTTTTCAACGAATTTCGCTTTATCGCCATCCAATTCAAAATTCGCATTGTATTTAAAATCTTCAAAAGTAATATTGCTATGTGTGATGCGTGTTTTCGCGTGTCGCTGCGGAGACAACATTAGAAGCGGGTTCGCCGACGGTAATATGGGATCAAACATTTCCTTATCCACCACGTGAACAACCAAATATCCGCCAGGTTGTAACCAATTGAAACAATTATTGAAAAATACCATCTTGTCTTTGATGTAATATACCGTAAAATACATGCACAAAATATGCGTGAATGATTGCGGTTGAAATTGCATTGCGTTTTGAACATCGCCCTCCACAAAATCATATTTAGGATAATATTCCTTCGCCTTCTTAATCATCGCGCTGGAATTATCTAATCCGGTCACTTTGAACCCCTTTTTGGATAATTGATCCACATGATGACCAGTACCGGAACCAATATCCAATATAATCGATTCTTGGGTAGGCTTGGTCGAATTAACTATTTCGCCAATTTCATATTGCGTTTTTGTATCACTAAATACCAACAGGTCATAAATGTCTGCATAAAAATCATCATATATGTCTGTCCCTGTTTTAAATTCAAAACTCCTTCGGCTACCGCCTTCGGCTACGGCTCGCTCCACAAAACCTTCTTTCAGTCCATTATCTTTTTTTGCCCTGAACAATGTGATAACAATTAATAATAATACCGCAAAAAACAACACCTTCCCCCAAGGAGACCATTTTTTATAAAAATTGGTAATCGAATAAATCGGGGTTGTAATAAATGTTTTGGAAATATATGATATAAAATGAGGCATCCTTTATATGTATTGTTATGATTTTTTTTGTATAAAAAAGATATATGGGCGATTCGGAAATAAATGACATGAGAGAACAAAAGGATTTTAAAGGAATCACCTTTTCTAAATTTAAAAAAACAGATGCAAAAAAAGAGTTACTAAATAATCTAATAAAATCGAAAATAGAACCGGCGTGTTATTGGAGCGCCGAATTTATATGTTCGGGACATTATGGTGATTTATGGGAAACTATTTTTTATTTTTACAGCAAACATATTCATTTAGGAAATACTAAATTAGCTATATACTTGGATTTAAGAATTCAAAATTTCAAGGAAATTGTATCAAATGGATATATCAATAATGAGATTAAAATGAGAAATAGTGTAAAGGTTCGCAAAATGTTTTGTGAAATAATATGTATTTTATGCAGCGCGAAAAGAAAACATAGTTTCGATTCAATAAAAATAAAAAAAGAGGAGTTCGACATGACGCAAATGACAGACCGATTCAAAGCACCGAATGTGACATATGCTCAACCAATTATGCTAAATGGTGATCCGAAAGAATTATATATTTCAATCAATGAATTGGCCTATAATATATCCAAGGATGGAAAGAATAGTATTAATGCGTGTTATTGGATTGAGTGGATAATGGAGTTTGACGGTATATGCAAACAAAAAAAAGAAAAATGTGTATGTGAAAGACGATCTAAAATTCCAGTAGATGATAAGCATCAGATGGATGTAATATGGCTTATTTGGGACGTGTTTTTAAAAGAATCGGAGAAACACCATATATTGATTCAAAAAATAATGAAAAGTTTGTTGAATTTGTTTACATTAAAATATACGGCGGGATGTCATCAAAAACGGAAATATATAATGTATTATGCCATATCGTTACTCACTGAAAATGTCAATTTAGAGGAAGAATTAGTGAAGGATAAAGAATATATTAATATAATTAGTACAAAAATTGACAGCATATATAAGCAGATTAAAAAAAATGAGGAATCGCCGAATATGGATTATTTGTTTAATAATGTGAATAAATCGAATTTAGACAAGACAATAGCGAAATTAGAAAAAATGAATAATTTTGGGGAATCATTTATTCCGCGCCTATAGGGGATGTGACATAGCGGAACGCTGGTTACAGACCCAGAATACGGAACGTTAGTGAAGTATTCTGACACAATAATATCCAAAATATAATATCCAAAATATAATATCCAAAATATAATATCCAAATAATATAGAAAATGGCAAAATCAATGCGTCGTATAAATAAAAAAAGGGGAACGCGTAAAAATCGCGACATAAAGAATAGTGGATTAAAGAATGACCTACAAAAGTTTGAACAGGAAGTGGTTGTCAAATTTTTACAAATGTTGAATATAGTGAAATTATACCATTGGAAAACACATAGTTATGCAACCCATAAAGCAACGGATGAATTATATACAAATTTGAACGCAAACATCGATTCTTTTGTGGAAGTTCTTTTAGGCAAACACGGCGATCGTGTAAATTTGACCCACGTAAAACATATACCAATAAAAGATTTCACTTCCCAAAATGATTTTAGAAAAGAGTTGGGTTCATTTAAAAATTATTTAGTCGATTTAAATGACAACAACGCTTTAAAAACAATGTCTAACTCGGATTTATATAATATTCGTGATGAAATTCTTGCAAACCTTAACCAAATTTTGTATTTATTGACATTCAAGTAATTTTTCGTAATATGAAATGGTATATAATAAAAATTTAATATATTTATTTTTATTATAATGAATAATGGCGCTTATAACAATCCAGCTTCCTCATATCCTACTACTTTAGGAACAACCACATCTCTAACTCCAACAACAACAACAACAACAACAAGTTCTTCCTTTTTTAGTCAAACATCTATTATGACATGGATTATTATCATACTTATTTTAGCCATTTTAGGATTCAATGTATTCTTTTATTTAGCAAAAGGGACTCAAACATTTTCGGATATTTTTGGACCTATCATTAAATATATAACTGGATTATTTGCGTATACTAGTGCTCTTATTACAAAACAAGTTGTAGCTGGATCTGCCACTGGAACAAAAGCGGGTGTAGATATTGCTGCGGAAACTGTGATTGGTAGCATAGATGCTGTAGGTAATACCGCTAACCAAATAGTGAAAGGTGCTGATTCATCTAAAACAACAATAGCAAGTCAACCAATTTTTAAAAAATCAACATCTACAATAGAAGCAGATACATTAACTAATACTTTAAATCGCCCCCCGGAAGATGGTCATACATATGAAGCGGATGACGCAATAAGTAGTATTCAAGCGAGTAAATCATCTGGAAAATCTGGATGGTGTTATATTGGCGAAGATAGAGGATTTCGTAGTTGTATACAAGTCGGAGAAAATGATAAATGTATGTCAGGTGATATTTTTCCAAGCCACGATATTTGTGTTAATCCAAATTTAAGAAAATAGAAGAATAGAAGGAACATTTCTGTTCACTTTGCTCACAGCCGTGTTCCAGTCGCTCGCCTCCGCTGACGCTACGGTTCGCTCCATATTTTAGGTGTTTTCGAATTCCTTCGGCTACGGCTCGCTCCAGAGAGGCGATTCATACGCTCTAAAATCTTGAATAAATAAATATATTTGTAACAATATATTTATTTTATTTTAGAGCGACCCATAGCCTTAAGCACAGTAAACTCATTTGAAAGAAAACGGAGTTAACAG